AAAGTAGCAACGGTAAAATTAGAACGGGAAATATCACCAAAGTTAATTCAAAAACTAGTTTTACTACTAAATTAAGTTCAATTATTCCAACATCTGAACTTGGTCTTTCATATACGGTAACAAATCTTATTGTAAAAGGCGATTCATCCCTTTATCCTCAACTGAATACCAATTACGCCAACGTTCAGGCAGTTTATAATAATTTTACTGATGAACATATGGTAGCATCCAATTCGCTGCCAAGTTATATTAATTCTCAACTTAATCCATATAATAAAACTGTAAAGTTTTCTGGCAGAGCAGATTCAAATGGTGTAATTCAAGTCACTAGCTCGGATGATCATGGATTTTATACAGGAGACTCTGTATTCTATAAAGGTAGTGTAGTAAAGAACGTAACTAATACTCCTGATGGATTTCAGATTATTACAGAAACAGAAAACAAGTTTACCAATATGGAAGAACTTGTATATTTTGTGAGAAGAGTAAGTGCGACAAGAGTTCAACTCGCAAAGAGTAAATCAGATTTGTTTAGTGGAAAGTATATTATACCATCTGGTTCTGTTCAAGATAATCAGTTAATTTATTTTGATTTCTATAATAAAGAACTGAATGGCCAATATTTGTATAGAAATTTTGTAAGACCAGATAATCAGTCTGATGCGTTTGACACCGCACCAGGATATAATGGTATGTTAGTAAATGGTGTAGAAATTCTTAATTTTAAATCACCAAAATCTGTATATTATGGAAAAATCAATCAAATTAAGATCGTAAATCAGGGTTCTGGATATGATGTGATTCATCCTCCGGTTTTAAATATCGTTGATCAAATTGGATCGGGTGCGACAGGAACTTTTTCTGTTAGTGGTTCTTTAGAAAGGGTTGATATTGTTGATACTGGATATGACTATATTGATACTCCAACTGTAAGAATCACTGGAGGTTTTCCGACAAAAGATGCTGTCGCTGAAGTCAACGTTTCATCTATCAACCATAACGTAGAATTTAACGCTGGTGCAGGGAGCACTAACTTGAGACTTACTCCAAATAATACGATTGGATTCTCAACCTTTCACAAATTTAGAGATAATGAAAAGATCATTTATGATACTGGTAATACAATTCCTGTAGGTGGTATTTCTACTAGTTCTTACTATTATGTGAATGTAATAGATGGATATACTGTACAACTTCATAATAGTGAGTCAGATGCTATATCTGGTATTAATACAGTTTTACTTACCTCATATAGTGATAATATACATTCATTAAATTCATTTGAAAGAAAGAGAGTTGTTACAAACGTTGTTGTTACAGATCCAGGAGAAGGTTATAAAAACAATAGAAGGAACATTAATTCTGCTGGAATTGTCACATCATTAAATTGTTTCAATATTGATGAACATGGATACTCTACTAAAGATATTATTAGATACACACCCGGAAGTACACCTATTAGTGGGTTGTCCTCCTTCACCGATTATATTGTCAAATCTATCAATAGAGATACAATAAAACTTTATGAAGTTGGTTCTGGTGGTACTAGTAAAAACTATTACTTCAATAATAATATTGCGGTAAATATTGCCTCAACGGGAAATGGTTCATTTAATTATGAACCAATCAACATGTCTATTGAAGGTATAGTTGGTGTCAACAGTCTGACTAATCAAGATTTTACTTGTAGAGTTACACCAGTATTCAGAGGATCTATCACATCATCCGATATTATTACTAAGGGTGTTGGGTATGGATCATCCGCTATTGTTAATTTTAATAGACAACCAAAAATTAACATTGAGAGTGGATCTAGTGCTCAATTGTTTCCAGTTATATCAAATGGCAAGATCATTGATATAATTATTCAGAATCCTGGAAGTGGTTACAATTCACCACCAGATCTTCAAATTGTTGGTGTTGGAAGTTTCGCCAAGTTAACTCCAATTATCAATAATGGTTCGTTTACAGCAGTAAATATTATTAGTGGAGGTGTAGGATACAATCAGGGTAACATTTCTTTGCGTGTGGTGCCATCTGGTAAAGGTGCTACTGTAGAAGCAAATATTAACGAATGGAATGTTGATGTATTTGCTAACGACTTTAATAATATTGAGGATGATGATGGATTCATTGATGACAATATAGATTCTTCTTCTTTACAATATTCTCACGTATATGCTCCTCGTAAGTTGAGAGAAGCAATTTATTCCATTAATGCGAATGGAGATACGATTTATGGTTCTTCTGACCTAATTAAAGAAAATGGAATTGAAGTATCCTCACTTGAGCATTCTCCCATTATCGGATGGGCATATGATGGAAATCCAATTTACGGACCTTTTGGTTATGCTAATGCCAGGGGTGGTAATGTAAAGCAAATGGTTTCTGGTTATGAACTTGTAACTAGTCAAGCACAAAGACCTTCCATATCAAATTTTAGAGAAGGATTCTTTGTAGAAGATTATGTTTATAGGGGAACAGGTGATCTTGATGAGCATAATGGTAGAATTTGCGTAACACCAGACTATCCAGATGGTGTGTATGCTTATTTCGCCACATTTGAACAGACAGTTGATACAAGTGGTCCATTTGATAAGTTTAAGAGACCAGCATTCCCATATTTGGTTGGTCCATCATTTAAGTCTAAACCAAACAATTTTAATTTTAAAAAGTCATCAAATCAGTTAGATTATAGTATTGGAAATTACGATTGGTTAAGAAATACTAATTTCTACAATCTTGATGGCAATTATGGTGACTATAAGTATATTTTCAATCCTAATAGGATCAATGCTCCCACGATGAAGATTGTATCTACCTCATCTGGTAGTGTAGATAATATTGGTATTGTAACAGGTGGAACCAACTATAGAGTTGCTGATAATATCTACCTTGATGGATCCGCAAGAGCATCCGTATCTAGAGTCCAGGGCAAACCAGTCAATAGAGTCAGTATTGCTACTAGTTCTGTATCTAATATTGAATTTATACCATTCCAATCTAGACAACAATTTATTGGAATGTCCTCGTCACCACATGGGTTTAAGAATGATGACGTTCTGACATTCAATAGTACATCAGAGTATTTTGATCAGTTTGACGGTAAGTATAGAGTTGGTGTAACAACTAATACTTTTGTTCTAACAGAAAATATCAACGATGCTACCGTTACTGGAATCAACACTTTTATTCCAGTATCCGGTCCTACACAATATCCAACTCTCGTCGTAAATGACATTCTTGAGATTGGAAGTGAGAGAGTTAAGGTTCTTAATATTGAACCAAATCGTTTGAGAGTTGCTAGAAAGCAGGATGGAACAGTATCGTCGGCACATACTGCTACATCTGTTCTCACCTCTGATCCTAGAAGATTTACTGCCAATATTGGATCTGCTAGTACAACAAAAGTTCTGTTCTTCAATAAGGAACTATATTTCACACCATCAGAAACAGTTGGTATAGGATCTACAACCGGTACAGGTATTGGTGTCACTCTAACAATTTCCAATCCAGGAGCAGGAATTACACAAGTATTTGTTGAACCAAGATCTTTATTCTTACCTAATCATGGATTGAAGTTAAATGATAAGATTAGATATAATCTTAATGGTGGTTCATCTATTACTTATTGGGATGGTATTAGTGGAACACCAGTCAGTAGTTTGACAGGAATTTCAACACTCTTTGCTATTCCTCTGACTACCAATACAGTTGGAATTAGTTCAAATATTTGTGGACTTAACAGTGGTGGTAAGTTTGTTGGTGTAAACACAGATGCCGGTCTCCTTTACCTTGTTGGAGTCGGAACTGGTGATAATCATAGTTTTAAGACTGATTTAGTAAATGTCGTAACATCTACTGCATCTAGAAGTGAAGTAACAGTATCCACAGCAGGAACTCACGGACTATCATATCTTGATAATGTAGTATTTGATTTAAAACCAAATAATGAGATTAGTGTGAAAGTAAAATATGATGACTATAATAGAAGGATAGTATTTGATCCTATTGATTTTGTCTCTGGGGATGTAAATTTATTAGATAATACAGTATCATTTATTAGAAATCCATTCAAAACGGGAGATAGAGTAATTTATACCTCTACCTCTCCGGTCGGTGGTCTTGTAAATAAGGGATTATATTTTGTTTATGTATATTCTGCTACAGAAATTAAATTTGTTCACAACAAATCTGACTTAAAACTTTTAGATCCACCTTTTGTCAATCTAACTTCCGCATCATCTGGAACTCTTTCAAGAGTCAACCCACTGATTCAAGTTAATAGAAAAAATACACTAAAATTTGATTTATCTGATGCGTCACTATCATTTGTGTCAAGTGGTGTCAGATATCCTGCTTTTGAGATGCAGGTATTCCGAGATATTCAATTTAGCAATAGATACCTAACGTCTGGAGAGACTGATACTTTTGAAGTGACTTCTTCCGGTCAAGTAGGTATCACAACCACTGCTAATATGACAATTAGCGTGACTGATAATCTTCCATCAATTCTATGGTATAAATTTGATACGATTAATGATTCTATTATTCCATCGGTAAAAAATGAAATCATCGTTGATGCAGAAGTTAAGGCATACAATCAAATTGATGTTATCAAGACACCTATAGACGGTTCCTACAGACTTTCATCAATAGGTTCAACCACATTTACCTATGTTGTTTCTAATATCCCAGATATTGTATCATATGGATCAACAAATGCTGAGTCTTCATACACAACACCATCTAAGAATGCTTTTGGTGCTATTAGTTCTGTAAAAATTGTCGATAGTGGATTTGGATACAAATCTGTACCTTCAATATCCTCCATCAGAAGCGGACTTGGCACAGGTGGTCTGCTTGAAGCATCAAGCAATAATATTGGAAAACTTTTGGAATCTAGGTTTATTTCCAAAAACATCGGATTTGATTATGCGTCAGATCCCACTTTGAATGCTATTGCTGGCATACCAGAGGTCATCAAATTAGAACCTCTGTCATCATTTAAGTCGATTGGTATTACTTCGTCGGGTATCAACTATCTAACATCTCCAGATATTATTGTTTTTGATGGTATAACTAATAAGAAATTGGATGTTGAACTGGAATATAATCTTGGCGATACAGAACTAACCATTCTCAAGAATACAACTAATGCTTACTTTGTTCCACCTAGATTTGTTCCAGTTAATAACTCAAATGGATATTCAATCTCATCCATCACTTATAATAATTCAAATAAAGTTGTAAGACTCTTCCTATCTCATCAGTTCTCGTCAAATGCCGAATATCCTTTTGAAGTAAGCAAGAATATTCTGGTTGAGAATATTAGTGTGGGTGTGAGGTCAACCGGATCAGGATATAATTCTAAAGACTATAATTACACATTATTTGCCGTGTCTGGCGTCAATACTAACGCTGGTGGTTCTGGTGCTTGGGTTGAATATAATATGACTGAGCAATTGGGAGACAATGGATTCCCAGGAAATTACAGCACTGATTCAATTGGTAAAGTAATTCCAGAAACACATTTTCCAATCTTTAATCCTGTTCTTATCAAAAATCTATTCTTGAAGGGAGAAAGAATTGCTGGAGACCGATTTGAAGGTAGAGTTCAAGATTATAATTCAAATAATGAGATTTTGAAGGCAACTGTTCAGGGTGTTATTTCTCCTGGTGATTTTGTTAGAGGATTTACTTCAGGTTCAGTTGGTTCTGTTGAAACTTCAACCTTATTTGATGCTACTCTTCAAATTGGTGCGGGAGCAACAATTTATGAAGGATGGCAAAAGTCCACAGGATTCTTGAACGACAATCTTCAAAGAATTGCTGATAATGAATATTATCAAGATCTTTCATATTCTATCTCTTCTGAAATTGATCTTGATACTTGGAATGATCCTGTAAGTTCAATGACCCATACTGCTGGATTTAGGAAATTTGCTGATCTACAAGTTTATAGTCAAGCGCCTCAAGATATTTCTGCCATTGTATCCACTGGAGATAGTAATGTTGAAAATATTGTTGATATTAATAGTGTTGTAGATCTAAACTGTTATCAAGATTTTGATATAGCGTCTGAAAATGGTACATTTATCGATGACATCTATATCTCAAATGAAATTATATTTAAAAATAGAATTCTGACAGATTTCCTTGAATCTATCGGAAATAGAGTTTTAGAAATAGATGACATCAGTGGTCAGTTTAATAGTAATGAAAGAACAACTCCTTTTGAAGTTGTTGCCATATATGGTTTAAATTACAACTACAACAAAATTTTCACTCATGTAAAAGATACGACATTCACCGATGAAAGACAATTTGCTATTGTCAGTGTACTTCAAGATAATGGAATTGGATATATTTCTCAATATGCGTCAATTGAGTCTTATCCTTATCTTGGATATTTTGATTATGGGGTCACTTCAACCGGTTGGAATTTGCTATTCTATCCAGTCAAATTTGAGAGGAATGTTTACAGCACCTCAACATCGGCAATTAATATTCTTTCAGGAATATCAACAACAAGAGTGGATGCTCATGGAGATGTAGCATATACAGTCGGTGGATATCAGGCAATTGCTGCTAATACCAAAACTTCAATCGTATCTTTCGGCACAACATACAGATCAGCAAAAATTATTGCTTTGTTTGATGCCACTAATGATCGTAAATATGGTGCTGAACTTAATATTATTCATGATGGCACTGAATGCTATCAGATAGAGACTAATAGTATTGGTGAGAATCAAGGCGTGACTGGTGTTGGGTTTGGTACGTTTGATTCAAGAATTTCTGGTGGTAATGTTATTGTCGAATTTACCCCAGATTCTAGTATTAGTGTCGCAATGACATGTACAACTGCATCTATTTTAACTTCCGATAATAATACAACAACTGGAAACGTACTTCTTGATGTTTCTAGAGTTGGATCTTCTTACAGTAGCATCACTGCTTCTGGTTCGCCAACTCAAAACATTGTTGCCTCTTATATACCACCATCCGAGTCGGGATACTATATCTTTACTGTTGAAGATAATACAAACAACAGATATGAAATGTTTGAGTTTGCTGCTCTCAACTCCACATCTAATCAGTCTTATGTTGAATTTGCTAATCTTGAAACTAGTGGACACATCGGAACAGTTGGAGTTGCACCCAATGTTGATGGAGGTATCAATGTAGTATACACACCAGAGGCAGGAATTGATGTCGAAGTAAGATCTTACTTCACTGAGATGTTGATTTATGATGGTGTTAATCTGAGATCAGGAGTCATTGATTTAGATAATGTTCAAATTACTACTGATCATGAACAATATGAAGGCACTCTTCTTGATGTCAAGACAGCATTTGAACTTAAGCACAATGGTCTGAATATTTTCAGAAGAGTATTTGATGGCACTAATACGACTATTGTTAATACTAACACTAATCAGATTACGATTCCGAATCATTACTTTGTAACTGGTGAAGAAGTTGAATATGGTCACCCAGGAACTGGTACGACTATGGCAATTCAAATTGCCAATACCACATTTCCGGGGATTGGTGCCACGACAAAACTTCCTCAAAATCTATTCGTAATCAAAGATAATGAATCTAATATTAGATTTGCTGCGACATCTGAGCAAGCACTTGCCGAATTACCAACAGCGATTGATATTACATCAGTTGGTATTGGTCTATCGCACACCATTAATGCTAAAAAGCAAAATACCAAGGCATTGATGGCAATTGACAATATTATTCAATCTCCAATTAGTAAAACTGATGTTACAACTGTACTTGATAAAAATATTGTCTTCGATACAGTATTCAATACTACTGGTGTTACATCTTTCACATCAGGTGATATTATCAAGATTGATGATGAGTATATGAAGATAGAAGGTATTGGTATTGGAAATACTGTTTCTATTCTTGTTGATAGAGCACGATTAGGATCTACGCTTGGAGTTCATTCAGTAGGTGCCAATATCATCAAGTTTACTGGTAATTATAACATTACAGGTAATGTTGTTAATTTTGTCGAAGCACCTTTTGGTAATAATCCTATAAGTACGACAACAGGCAATCCCAACGAAAGAGATTGGACTGGAATCACAACCAGTTCAATGTTCCAGGGAAGAACATTTATGAAACGTGGTGCTATTGGATCCACAGAGGAAACATACCATAGTAATCATGTATTTGATGACATCACGGATAGATTCACAGGTGTTGGTAAGACATACACTCTTACTAGTGAAAATTCCAACGTATCTGGCATCGATACCAGCACTGTCATATTAGTTAATGGCATTTATCAATTAAACCAGGGCATTCAGGCATTCCCTGGTGACTATAATATTGAAGAAAGTGTTGGCGTCAGTTCTATCGTATTTACAAGTGAACGTGTAGATCAGGGTTATGATCCTAATAGATCCAGTCTCCCAGTTGGTGGTAGATTTATTTCAGTCGGTTCAACTAGCGGATTTGGATACCAACCACTTGTAGCAGCGGGAGGAACTGCTGTCATCTCTGCTGCTGGTACTGTTCAGTCTATCAGCATTGGGAACAGTGGTTCTGGATACCGAGCAGGCATCAACACAGTCGTAAACGTCGGTGTTCAAACTTATAGTGGTGTTCTTCCGAATCTATTTAATATCGGCACTGCTACCATTCAAGGTGGCAATATTGTAAGTGTTGCCATCACTAATCCTGGAGTAGGGTATACATTCTCAAATCCACCAGTTGTCATATTTGATGATCCTCTGGCATATGTCAATTTGCCTTTGATTTACAGCAATTCTAGTCCTTCACAGACTGGTGCTGAAGCAACTATTGATATTGTGGTTGGTCAAGGATCTAGTGTAATCGACTTTGAAGTAAATCATCAGGGTTATGGATATCGCGAAGGAGATATTCTTACGGTCAATCTTGGTGGTATGACTGGTATTCCAACTAACACATCACTTACCTATGATGAATTCCAAATTACAATTGATAAAGTTTACAGTGATCAGTTTAATGGATGGTCAATTGGAGAATTCCAAGTATTTGATAGACTTGATTCGGAATTTGATGGAATTAAAAAATCATTTAAACTACTATTGAACGAAAATCCTGTTTCTATCAAAGCAGCTGCTGGTTCAAATATTGAAATTGAACAAACACTGCTTGTATTCATTAATGACATCCTCCAAAAACCAAATGAAAGTTATATTTTTGAGGGTGGTAGTTTAATTACATTTAACGAAGCACCAAAGGGCCCAGTTGGTTTTGCTCAAACGGGAGACACCTCTAAAATTTTGTTCTACAGAGGAAATGGCGATGTTGATGTTGTATTCACCGACATTGAGGAAACTGTTAAAGTAGGTGATACCATCAAACTCAATAATGACCCATCACGAGGTCAAGGTATAACCTTAGATCAAAATAGAAGAATAGTAGTTGGTATCAATACTCTCGATAGTATTGAAACTAATTCATATATTTCTCCGGGTGTCACAACTGACACTACATTGACAAGACCACTTGCTTGGTGTAAGCAAACTATTGATAGAATTATCAATGGAAACGAGGTTGGTAAAGATAGACTCGCTTATGAACCAAGTGTATTCCCTTCTTCCTTTATTATCCAGAACATTGGTCTTACAACCACATCAATCTATGTTGACACCGTAAGACCACTTTATGATGCAGAAAATGAGCAGAATATTAGAGGATTCCAGAACAAGATTTCTCTAAATTCTCAAGACACTCTTGTTGGAGCGACTGTAACTGCCATTGTTGAAAATGACGGTAGAATTCTATCCTTTAATATTACTGAATCGGGTACTGGTTATACTGGATTATCTACTGTGGCAATCACAGTATCAAATCCAGATGGTGGAATTTCATCTAGAGCATCTGGAATCGGAACCATGACATCTGGAGGAATTCTATCCTCCGCATCTATCATTAATCCTGGTTCTGGATACACTCATTCTAATCCTCCTATTTGCTTAATCAAATCTCCTACAATTACAGAAGAAGATATGGCAGTAAATTCTTATCTTGGTGATTATGGTCAGATTGTTGGTGTAGGAACAACATCTAGTGGTTCTCAGAATCAACTTACCTTTGACTTGTTTATCGCTGTAAACTCCGATCTTCGCAATACGAATCTAGTAGGAACAGCGATCACAATCAGTGGTATTTCGACTAATGATTATCTTACAATCTCCAATACGAATATTTCTATTGGTAATACCTTTGCTTCAGAAGATACATCTGGAACTACAATTGGCATTGGAACAACAGCTCTCGATATGATATATCAAGTTGCTTCTTCTGAGATAAGAAATGAAAATGTAATTGGTGTAGGTACAACTTCAATTCGCAGAATTGTGGTTAATATTGATACCGCTGTTGGGTTCGCATTTACGAATACATCAAACATGGGTAATTTTAGTTGGGGTAAAATAAATGTTTCAAGAGCACTTGTCCCAAGTGAATTTAACTTCTATGGTAATGGTGGTCTCATTGGTATTTCGACTTCAGCATTAGTGACAAGATTCAATCCTTTGAAATTTAATAATTATGTTTAATAAATACTTCCTGGCATAGAAATACCATCACATAATACCTATAAATAACAAAAAAGTCCTAACAAAATGGCAGCGATAATTACAGATCAATTAAGAATTTTGAATGCGAAGAATTTTGTCGCTGGCGTTCAGTCTAGCACAAATTCTTATTATACTTTTATTGGTCTCCCCAATGCCTCTGATTATCAGTCGGATTGGAATACTAATCCTCCTTCTCCCAAGGATGCTTTAGATGAGTCCAATGATTATTGGGATAGTATGATTGCTATGAAAAAGATTTCTAGCAGTGATATTAGTCAAGTTGTTAGGAAAATAACTTGGTCATCAGGAACCACATATGATATGTGGAAGAATGATATTAACAGAGACAACCCATCGCAACCATCTGGTGCTTTTGATATATATGATGCTAATTATTATGTAATGAACTCTGATTATAGAGTTTATATTTGTCTTTTTAATAACTCCAACCCTGAAAATGGGTATCAAGGAAGTCCATCACTTGATGAACCTACATTCACAGATTTAGAACCAAGAGCAGCAGGCAGCAGTGGTGATGGATATATTTGGAAGTATCTGTATACCATTAAACCAAGTCAAGCGATTAAGTTTGATTCTACATCATATATCCCCGTACCTAACGCCTGGGAAACAAACACGGATGATGCTCCGGTACGACAAAATGCCTCAACCAGTGGTCAATTAAAGATTGTAACTGTTAAAAGTCGTGGTGTGGGTCTTGGGACCGCAAGAACATATACCAGAGTCCCTATCGAAGGTGATGGAAGAGGAGCAGAAGTAACGGTTGTCGTCAATAACGACTCAAAAGTTGAATCTGTCACGATTTCAAAAGGTGGTTCTGACTATACATATGGAACAGTAAATCTAACTGGTAGAGTTCCAAAAGGAACAACTTCTCCAACCTTTGATGTCATAATTCCTCCATCTGGTGGTCATGGTGCTGATATCTACCGTGAGTTAGGTGCGTACAATGTACTTACATATTCAAGATTTGAAAATGATACAGAGAATCCAGATTTTATTACAGGTAATGAATTTGCCAGAATTGGTCTGATTGAGAATCCTCTTGATAATGATTCAAATACTATTCTATCAAAGGATAAAGCGAGTGCTGTATATGCTCTCAAATTAACTAGTGCTGGAAATCAATATCAGACTGCCACATTTACTCCTGATGTTGCGATTGAGCAAACGGTTGGAGTTGGTTCAACGGCAATTGGTAGAGTTATTTCATATGATCAGGTTACTGGAGTTCTTAAGTATTGGCAAGACAGAACCAATGCTGGATTTAATTCAGATGGCACAAGAAATTCAAGTCCTATCTATGGATTTGAGACACTAGAGTTTATGGGAAACCCAGCAACGGGTGGATCTCTGGATATTCGTGGTGGTTCGCAAACTCTTGGCATTGATACTAACTTCGGAAGTATCTCTTCTCCAGGTATAAGTACGGTAATAAATAGTCGTACATACTTTCTTGGTCAGAGTTTTGTTCAAGGAGTGGCACAACCAGAGTCCAAGAAGTATTCTGGAAATATTATCCATGTTGATAATAGACCTTCTGTCACTAGGTCCTCCTCTCAGAAAGAAGACGTAAAGATTATCTTGCAGTTCTAAAGAATTATGCCCCAGGAAACTAATCTCAATGTTGCTCCTTATTTTGACGACTTTGACCCCCGCAACAATTACTACAAGGTACTCTTTAAACCTGCCTATCCTATACAGGCAAGAGAGTTAAACAATCTCCAATCTATCCTTCAGGATCAGGTTGAAAAAATAGGAACAAACCTCTTTAAAGAGGGAACAGTTGTCATTCCGGGTTCTACAAACTATAACCCCAACTTTCATGCTATTCAGATTCAACCTGAATTTCTTGGAATCCCAGTAAGTGTATATCTTGAAGAATTACTAGGAAAAAGAATTACTGGTGCCGAATCTGGTATTACTGCCGAAATTATTACATACATTACTGATGCTGAGTCATCAAAAGGAAATTATACATTATATGTAAACTATTTAAATTCAAGCACATCTGACGATTCTACAGAAACATTTTCTGATAACGAAGTTCTTCAAGTTGAAGAAGCAATTACTTATTCTACTACATTTATTGCTGCTGGTGAAGGATTTGCCAACACAATTGTAGAAAATGCCACCACAGATGGTTCAGCATTTGTTATTTCGGAGGGTGTTTTCTTTATTCGTGGTTACTTTGTAACTGTTCCTTCTCAACTACTAATTCTTGATCAATATGGAACAAATCCAAGTTATAGAATTGGTCTGTCTATTAAAGAGCAATTAATTTCTTCCGATACAGATCCTCTTTTGACGGATAATGCATCTGGTTTTAATAACTTTGCCGCTCCGGGTGCTGACAGACTTAATATTACTGCTACACTGTCTAAAAAAGATCTTAATAGTTATGACGAAGAAAACTTCATTCAACTTGCGGAAGTTCAAAACGGCAATTTAAGAAGAAAGTCTCAAGACACGGAATATAATCTACTTGGAGACGAATTAGCAAAAAGAACTTATGATGAGTCTGGAAGTTACTATATTAAAGAATTTGTAACTACTGTCCGAGAAGCACTTAACGATCAGGAAGGAAACCGAGGCATTTACGAACCAGGTCAGGTCACCAGTGAGGGAAATAACCCTACTGATGATATGATGGTTTATAAAGTATCTCCTGGTAAGGCATATGTCAAGGGATATGAGATTGAGGTTAGATCTCCATCAATTATTGATGTTCAGAAACCCAGAACAACTCGTTTAGTTGAAAACCAAGCAGTAAACTTTGCTTTTGGACCAACTATTGAAGTCAATAATGTCAATGGTTCTCCTGTAGTAGGTTTTAATACATCTACAGTTTTAAGTTTAAGAGATCAAAGGGTTGGTGGAATTGCTACAGCAGCGCCTGGAGAAGAAATTGGTGTTGCTAGACTTTATGACTTTGTTTTAGAATCTGGTTCATATAATACTTCATCACCACAGGATAACCTGTGGGACTTGTCAATGTTTGATGTTCAAACATATACAGACATTGATATTAATATCAGCATTACTTTAAATGCTTCACACTCTGTTCATATTGAAGGAGAATCTAGTGGAGCAAGTGCGTTTTTAAGATATGATGTTAATGCGGGAACCGCTCTGACAGCATATAGTAAGCAAGGGGATTTCACTTTCGGTGAGAGAATTAAATTCAATGGTGTTCTTGATAATTCAAGATTTATCACTAATATTGATAATCACACTATTTCAGATGTAAAATCAATATTTGTAGATGGTGTAGGGGCGGCAACAACGTTTAGTGCTGATCTGGTACAACATCAGGGAATCTCTATTGGTATTGCTTCAATCACAGGAAGAGATGCCACAGGTGTATCGACAATCACAAGTCCATCACTCAACTCTAGTGGTTTTGTTGGAATTATTACATCAGGAAATTTACTTAGATTTACTCTCGCTGAAAACAACGATCCAACTCTTGTCAGAGTAACAGGAGTAAATGGTGCTGATGCTACTGTCATTGGTGTAACAACCGTTCCAGGTGTATGTGAAGGTTCTCCGCCGACAACTAATGCTTCCCTATCTGATTTAACAACTGCTATTAGTAGACTTCAAGGGTCCACAGGAACTGGCAATGCTGCTGGCAATAATTCAGTGTTTAGTGAGTTTGCTAAGCAAAATGTAGCATCTGTTGACCTTTCAAGTGGTAATCTTATAATCAGAGATAACTTTGATGTTCAGATTGATTCTAATGGTGAGTCTCAAGTACTACAAGTTAATGATCCAACTAAGGAAGTCTTCCTTGCTTTTGATGAAGAGAGATATTCATTAATTAGATCAGATGGTTCAACAGAAGCGTTAACTTCTGATAAATTTATCTTCACTGTTGGTTCTACACAACTCCAACTTAAAGGATTGAGTGGTTCTGATCCTAACTCCAAACTGATCGCCACAATCAGAAAATCCAATGTTACATCAAAAATTAAATTAAAACAGAACAACAGTCTTATTGTTAATAAATCAACAAACAGTGCATCTGGCGTTGGAACTGCGACTCTGAATGATGGTTTGTCTTTTGGTGCGTATGCGTTTGGAACTAGAGTACAGGACTCCACTATTAGTCTCAATGTACCCGATGTAATTGACATCTATGGTATTTTTGAAGCAAGCGAAACAACTGATCCGCAGTCTCCGAATGCTGCCATTTCGTCGATGAATGGTCCCTCAGCAACTACAAATGATTTAATCATCGGGGAAATAATTACGGGTGGCACCAGTGGATCAAAAGCCAGATTAATTGATAAACTCACAGATAATTCAATTGGTTATGTCTATCTGAATGATATCGTATTTGAACCAGGTGAACTTGTTAGTTTCTGTCTCTTATACACATCTGACGCTGCCGACGA